TGCGTTCGCATCTTGGCTGGTATTGACGAGCGTCCACCTCGTGGGGACGGGTAGACCCTGCGCCCTTGCTTGGGCGGCAGCGCGTTCTGCGGCTGCCTGTTGAGCCGCGAGTTCACCGGCCGTTTCGCCGAACGCTTCGGCTTGTGCTTCTTCGCGGATCTGGGCGATGCCGGCCATGCGGTCTTGGTATGCCGCATCGAAGTAAGCCCGCGCCGCGCTTTCGAGCTCGGCGGCATCCATGTTGACCAGCCGCGTGTCGGGGTGCGGCCGCCCATCGATCGTCAGAGAGAATTTACCGTCCTGCTGCGGAACGACAGCGATATTCCCACCCATATAGTAGGAGAACAGGGCACCCAGCCGCTGCCCGTTATTGTAAACCATGGCGTCGTTTACCGCCTGCTGACCTTCCATGAAGATCAGCGTTTCATCCAGCTTGGCGATTCTGTCCCGGAACAGGTTAGCTTGGTCCCAGAAACCCCTCTCGGCAAACTTGGTGTACGCATCGACCAGTTGCTCGCGCATCGCGTAGGATTCCTGAAGCCTCTGTGACAGGCGCGGCGGGTTAGACACCATGTCGAATGTAAAGCGGGTCGGGCTGCTCGGGCTGCGCGTCGTATAGGTCACGTCGGTCGCAGGGTCATTCACCGTGGGGTCATCCACCGTGGGCTCATCCTCCGGCGCTTCGTCGGTTATGACCGACGTGCGTTCGGCGTCTTCCTCGGCCTGTTTCATGATCGCCGCGAACTCGGCGGGATCCATGTCGAACTGCTCCGGCGTCATCCCGGCCGTGGCACTCAGCCCGCCCCGCAGGTTCGTACGCGCGATGTTGTAGGCTTGGTCGGAGAACTGTTCTAGATCGACGGCCAGATCAATAAGCCCCGTCGCCGCTGCGCCCACACCCAGAATATCCGCAACCACACCTGCCAGCGCCGAACCAGCCGCTGTGCCCACACCCAGAGGGCGGTCAACAACGACGCCTGCGGCAGTGCGCAGTTCTTGTCCAAGAGCGGCCGCCTCAGCTGCGCGCTCCGTGCGGAGGTCTATTGCCTCCTGCCGCCTCTCTTGTTCCGGCGTAAGTGCGGCCTGTCCAGCACGTACGAGATCTACGCGCTGCCGCGAATACTCTGGGAAAGTAATCTCCCCCGCAACGAACGCATTATACAGTTCATCCAGACTGCCATACGACGTAGCCGGCGTAGCCAGCGTGTCCGCACCCGAACCACCGGCGAGGGTCGTGTCCCCAGCCCCGGGGATCGTAAGGCCAGCAGCTGGCATTTGCCCGGGCACCGTAGGGCGGCCGCTATATGGTGTAGTCGGAGCAGGCGTAACAGTCGTGCCGAACGACAGATCCGCACCCGGACCGGTAAATGTTGGGGTCGTTGCTGGTTGTGTCGCTACCCCCGGAGTCCCTGTCGTGGGTGCGGTAGGAAGAGCGATTGCGGATGTGCGCTCCAGCCCAAGGCCCGCCGTTTCGGCGAGGAGCCGGTTGAGTTCGTCCTGCCTGCGCTTGGATTCCGCAGCCGCTGCAGCAGCCCGAGCACGGTCTGCCTTGGCCATCTCGAACTGCTCTTGTGCCCGCGCCTCTGCAGAGGCGCGCAAATCCATGGCCTGCTCGCGTTCGCGCCGTTGCTGTGCGGTGGTGAGCCCCGCACGAAAAGCCTGCCCTGTCCCACGCGTCGGTGCAGAGATACCACCGAGCACGTACGTCCCGGGTGAAACGAAACTCAGGGCCATGTGGTGACTCCTATCAAGAGATGCTGCCGAAGATGTCGCCGGCCGTCTCTGCGAGATCATCGTAGAACGAGTACTGCCGTTCTTGCAGGGCTTCGTACGTCGGCATGGCGAGCCCCGCATATCCTGTGGGCGCGGCACTGGGTAGTGCGGCCAGACCTGCCTGCATCAGTTGCGTCTGAGTCTGACGACCACGTGCTTCTTCGGCGGCGGCGGCCGTCGCGCCAGCCTGTGCGCTGCGGATCCCGGACCGACGCTGGGCAAACGCGGCCTCCTCACCACCCATACCCCGAGTCTGCTCCGCCAGCTGGCGCTCGGCGGCGATCTTGGTCTGGGCGTATGCCTGCTCGGGACGGGGGGCCTGTTGCTCGGCCATCTGCATAAGCTGTTCGGCCTCTGCGACCTTCGTCTCGAACAGTTCTTGGTTCGTGGCCGCCGTCTGCTCCAGCTCCGCAAGAAGTGCCTGCTCCTCCGCAGTCAGAGATTGGGGCGGTCTGCCAAACACCGTTAGCGCGAGCTGTGTTAGCGCTGCCGGGTCTGTTAGCGCGGCAACGGCTGTATCGAGAAGTCCGGAAGTAGCCGCCTGCCCTGCGACCTGCCCTGCGGCCTGCCCTGCGGCCTGCCCTGCAGTTTGTCCTGCAGTCTGCCCCGCAGTCTGCAATCCGGCTGCCGCAGTCTCAGTGGCTGCGCCTGTGGCAGCACCTAGTGCGGGCGCGGCGGCGCTAACCAACCCGGCGGTTCCGCCGATGAGGGCACCTTGGCCGAACTCTCCTCCGGCAAGCACGGAACCAAGCCCGCCGCCGAGCGCGCTCACGGCGGTGGTAATCGCGGCAGTAGCGAAGGCGCTGGTCGCGCCAAGGGCGGCAGTGATCGCGGGGGCAGCGAATGAGCTGGCCAACAGCGCGCCACCGATAGCAGCAATCTGGGGCATGTCGACCTCCTACAAGTCCAACCCAAGTTTCACGGCCGATTGCGGTTTTCCAAACGGCGCCATGAACTTCTTCATATAGATCGCAGCATTACGATCATTCGTCTCAGTGTACAATGATACCACACCATTGGCCCGAAGCCAGTCAAAGATATGCGGCAGGTAGTGGTGCAAGAAGATGCGCATGTTCCGGCCACCCATACCAAGGATGTTGGCTATATTCCGGCGTGGCACAGGGATTATCTGTATCGCCATAGCCAGCCGTAGCTCCCCATCTGCAAAGAAACCGAACACGCAGCACTGGTTGTCCAGTGCCATATGGAGGATGTCGTCCGCTTCACACACCCCGGCCGTAATCTCGCAGCTGTCGTACGACGCCTGAAAGATAGGGCGCAGCTCAGACCACAGAGCCTCCACGCGCTCCGGTGACAGCATCTCGCAGGTAAGTTCAGCCTTTGTCGTCGCCATTGTCGCTATACTGGGCCAGTAGTTTGTCGAAGAACTCCGTCCCCTTGGCACGCACGACGTGCTTGGGGATCACGTACTCGCCTTCGTGGGCGTTGATCGGGATCGAGCCGTCCGGGTTGGCGCTTTTCTCAGGCAGCGGTCCACCCTTGGCCATTTGGGGGCGTACACCCGGAGCCTGCGCGGGCATACCGCCCTGCCCTCTGAGCACAGCCTCGCCGCCGAGGATGATAAGGAACAAGAACGACGGGTCGTAGCTCGGGCTGAGGCTGTCCGGTGTAGCCATACCACGTTCGATCGCGAGGGCGCGTAGCTGAGGGTACATGTCCGGGTTCCGCAGCGCGGCGCGTGCCATCTGCACACCCATGCGCAGATCTTCCAGCGTGAACTGCCCCTGCTGGATCGCCTGCATAAGCTGCTGACGGACCTGCTCGACGGCCTGCGGGTTCTCGCGCAGGATCCGTTCGGCCTCGGCCTCCAGATTCTCAGGGCGCAGCACCTGTTGCGGGTCGGCCGGTTGCATCTGCCCGGGCATCGCCATGCCTGCGGGGCGCTGCGGCTGGCCGCCGGGGCCCACCATTCCCCCCATCTGGTAGGCTGGCATCGGCGCTGCCGCCTGTGGGGTGGGGGCCATCATGGCACTGGCAAGCCCAGTCCCCCGGGACTGGGGCGCCGCAGGGGCGGCCCGCGTGTTATCCATCAAGGCTTGGAGCACGCTGGGCATCGCCGGGGCAGCCGTGCGATTTTGGGGGCGTTTCTGTGCCATGGTCTATCCCTTCAGTTCCGTTATGAGCACCTCGATAGTTGCCCGTAAGTTTGCCACATCGTTGGCCAGCCGCTGCACATCATTGACGAGTGCGGTGTAATCTTCAAGGACCGGGACATTGGTGCCGCTAAGCGAGACACCTGAACCACGGGCAGATACCCGCGTCATTGTCTGGGTCGGAGGAGTCGCCACGCGGATGGAGGACCGGGTCAGCGCCGCGCTGGCAAGGTCTGGTTCACCACGCGACGCGGTCAGAAGCTCCACGTTCTCCTTGAGTGCGGTGAGCGTGCGGACGAGCCACTCCTCGGCGCCGGCCTGCGGGGCGCTGGGTATCGCAGTGAATCGAGTGCGTGAGACCATCAGATTTCCCTCAGACCGGTTGGGGTTTCTGCGAGGCGTATCGACCGTAGCCGTGTGGACCCAGACACACCCACCTCAAACTTGTCCGCGCGATACCCGGCAGGCAGGCGGAACGGCTGCGCATCCGACACTTCGTGCGTAAGTATGAGCTCACCGTCGACCCAGAACTTGAAGGTTATGGTGGCGTCTACGTCCCACGTGGTCTCCGTAGCCTCCCATGTGGTCTCGATAGTTTCCCACACCGGTGAGGGTTCGCCATAATCTGCGTCGACTTGCGCAGCACCGACGTTGAGCGGGTTGTCGGGTACTATGACCTTCGACTTCCACTCATAGGTCGACGCCGGCTGCGCAAGATCATCCCAGCGATAGACTACGCCCGAAGTCCCGGCGGCGTAGTACAGGTTGTTGGTCGTGGGGTCGAACCATGTGGCCGTCGGTTGGATGGGTACGGTCAGGTCGACAAAGAAACCGCCTACCTTTGCATCTTGCTCGAAGCTGAGGCCGCCGGTCGAGTGCCACGCGAGGTAGGTATCCTTGTAGGCAGTCCCGATGATCGTGCTCGGGTCGAGGTCGGCGTTCCAAGTGTCGCTGTTGTACAGGACACGCGTTGCGAGCTGCGCGCCAGTGGCCGTGGAGTAAAGCGCAAGCCCGTCATGGGTCGCGTACATGATACCGAGTCCGGTCACCGCAATGCTACGCTTGCTCAGGCAGGGGTAGCGCGCGTCCATACGCTGCATACCAATCACGGCGGGGTCGCTGCCTTGTGCGAGGTATGGGTAGTCTGTGGTGAGGATGAACAGGTATCCGGACAGAGTAGCCAGCCCCACGATCGTATGGGGGACGGACCGTTTATACTGACGAGGCCACGCATGGTACTGCCCGGGCTCCGAGAAATATACCTCGTTGCCGGCGAAGCCGACGAGTATGTTGTTGTTATATACCGTGAGCCCTTTCAGGTCGTCCGGCGGCGGTTCGTAGTCGTCCGTAGTCAGGGCGTTCAGCAGGCTCTCGACCGCGAAGTCATCGATAAAGTCGTATGAGGTTTCGCCCCAGTAGCGGGGATCTGACGTCCCCGGATTTTCCGACACATCATGGTAGAGGTATCCGCCGACGCGCCCCACACCGTCTCCGCCGGTGAATGTGAATGTGAACTCGTCGATGACTTCGTCGACCTCCGCACCGGCTACGCCGCCAGCGATCTTGAAGTAGCTGCCGACAGCGAGGTTGTGCGGCTCGGCGGTTGTGACCGTGCTCCCGCTGTAGCCGGTGACGAGGACCGGGAACCAGAGCGTGGCCAACCGGAGATACTCCGTGTCAGAGACAGACGACAGAGTCCTGTATAGGCGAATACCCCGAATGAAGTTCTTACCCGAGGGGCGCGTGGTAGGCAGATTGCTTATGGTGACCTGCTGCCCCTCTTTTATGAACAGTGCTTCGGAGGGTTCTGAGCCCACCGACTCCTCCTCCCACGGGGTGAACCATGTGTAGAGGTAGGTCCGCGCCTGTGTGTCCCCGGCGAGATCCAGTCTCCCGGAAGTGCTTAGCGTCTCGCTGACCTGAAACCCCGGGCTCGGGTAGGTGATCGTGGAGTCGTCGATGACTGTGACCTCCACGGAGTTTGCGTTCAGGTTCGTGATGTCCCACGTCACGTCCCCCGATGTGGTCAGCGCACTCGCCGCCTCTACACGGAACGTATCTGGGTCTACAACCGACGTCACCGTGAAGATGTTCGACACGGCGTCACCGCTGGTGAACCGCAGAAGGACGCTGCTGCCGGCCGACAGGCCATGACCGGTGATCGTCACGGTGACCGTGGTATCGGCTTGGCTGTACGTGCCCTCTATCGTTGTGAACCCGTTTACGGTGACAAAGGCGCCGCTCTTCAGGCCATGCGGGGCGAACTTCAGGGCTACAAGACCGCCGGATGTGTACGCGGAATACCCGCTCGTACCGTCGATCGTATTGAGCGTGAAGTTGTTGGCGTCCAGAACCGTGATGCCGTAGGTGTAACCGTTGAGTTCGACCGTCCCCCCAACGGCAGTGATGTAGACCAGATCCCCGGTCGAAAAGCCGTGGTCTACACAAGTGATCTGCATGGGGTTGGTGAGAAGTACGCCCGTTATCTCCTTGAGTTCACCGCCAGTTTTCAGTGTGACGATGCCGGATGCATCCCGCGCGTAGGAGGCAGACACACGGGTGGCGAACTCTTGCGCCACAGCCTCGGGGGTCGCAGTGGGTAGCGGTAGCCCGAGCTCGTAGTAGTCTGTCGGATACGGTGCTGCACCTGATGTAGCGAGAGAATACGTCGAGACACGTGGCTCTCCGTCACCGGTGTAATAGAACCGCTGTTCGGCTACGTCGGACTCACCGGCTGGGGTAGCGACGTCCACGTCTGTCGTCCACGCGAGCCATACGGGGTCGTTGGTGACAGGGTTCCGGAGAGCGTACAGGGTCTTTGGCTCCGCTCCCAGCGGGGCGTGAGCGCCGGCCACCCCGACGGTGGGGTAAGGGATCAAGTCGCCAGAATACAGCTTTACGTTCGTCGCGATCTGCGCCGACGTATTAGGGAGAAGCTCCGGCGCGATGCGCGGAGCTTTCCCAAGGAACTTCTGGAGCTTGACGCCTGCCATCTCTTACTTCTTGCGCTTCGCAGCTTCTTTCTTTGCGCACTTGCCTGCGGCGCGGCACTTTGCCGGGCTGGGGCACGAGGCGCAAGGTTTGAACACCATGCCGCCCTTCTTGTAGCTCATCGGCTTCTTCTTGTTCATCATCTGTAGAGTCCTTTCACCCTAGTTTATACCACACCCAGCGTCGATCTGCTGGATCAAAAGTGCGCCCGTAACCACTGAACGATCGCCGCCATCCTCCGCAAGTGCCGCCGCGTGCGCCGTTCGGCTGGCGCTCGTGGCATCACATATCGCTGCCTGATTTACCACGCTCGTGCAGGAAGCGACGGGCCAGAGCAGGGTCATCGCCAAGGTGTACTTCATCGATCCGCTCCCTTGTCTCGCGGTATGCCTCGTCCTCGCGCCGCTCCGCCTTCTGGCGGCCGTCCCGACGCCCGGCGGCGTAGACCCCCAGCGCGGCGAGAAGCAGCGCGCCGAGAGCAGCCAGCCAGTCCTTGAGGCGGGGGATCACCCTTCCACTCCGCTCTCGCAGAAGGCGGCGAAGTCCGTCACCGTCCAACCGCGCTGCGCCATGTGGATTCTGACCTGCATCTCGAGCGCAGGAAGTCCGGCGCGGCACTCCTCGACCTCGACCATGACGGCCTGCGGCGGCAGCTCTTGGCAGATTTCCTGCCCCATGTAGACCGCGCACATGGCGATAAAGATAAGAGACATCAGCGCACCCCTCTGGCCCAGTGCCGCAGCCGCTCGCGGAAGATGAGCAGCAGGAACAGCCCCGCCACGCAGGCCGCGACGATCACTACAAGCTGCGCCGTGCCGTCCAGCTCGGATACAGCAGCGACCACCCCCGTTCCGCCGCTCACAGCGACGGCTGCCGCGCCGCCGATGGTCTTGCTGGACGCAGGATTTTCCCTCAGCGCGTCGGGCTTGGTGCTGGTCTCAGCGACCGACACTCCATCCGGGTCCCCGAGGAAGAGCGCGACCTCCGCCTCGCGACGACGCACGAGGCCCCGCAGAACCTTACCTCCGGCCTTGTTCCACCACAGCATGGCCTCCGCCGTGCCCTCGTCGTCGCGCGCGTTGAACCGCTTCAGCGCGGTGGATTTCTTGAACGCACCGACGCCGATGTTGTAGGCCAGCGAAAGCAGAGCGCCGAACTGGTGCGGCTCGGGGTAGCGGGAGAACGCAGGCCAGATCTGATCAGCGAAGCGCGCCAGTGTCCGCTCCAGATATTCGTCTGCCTCGCGCTGTGTGATCTCCATCCCCATCACCACGACGACGCCGGGGAGCGCCCCAGTCGTCAGGCCGTAGCCGATGGTGGCGACGCCGACCGGGTCGAGATACGCCTTGAGGCGACAGCCTTCGAATTCCTTCACCAGATCGATGGCGGCTTGGGGGATGTCCGGGCGCTTCATCTCGTCTCCCTCAGAAAACGCATGATCTCATTGACCGTCGTCTCCACCCGCTCGATGCTGGCCTGCTGCGCGGCGATGCGCTCTTCCAGCCGGGTGATGGCCTGATTGTCGAGGATGCGCCCGTTCTCGATTGCGGCAATGCGCTTTGCGTGAGTATCCTGCACGGTCGCCAGCGACTTTACGCTGGCGTTCAGGTTTCCGGCCCACCACAGGCCCCCGACGCCGTAGCCGAGGAGCACCGTCAGGATGCTGACAAGAAGACCGTATTCCTTAGCCCAGTGGCGCTTCTGTTCGTCGCTCGGCATGTCGTCCTCTACATCTAACCTTAACTATTCTGGCGGGCGTTGAGTATGTTCGACGTCGAGGGTCCGGACCCGAACGTGAAGGCGGTACCGCCTGCCGCCGTGGTATGAGTGGCGTTGTCTTTCACAACGACGAGGTACTGACCTGTATGGTCAGCGCCGCCGCTACCCGAGGCATCGACGAAAAGGTTCGTATCGAGGTCGTTGTAGTTCATGAATAGGCGCAGCACGGCTGCCGTCCCCGTAAAATCTGTGAGGTTCGGTAGGTAGAACGCCTTTGCCACACAGGTACTGGCGCCCGTACCAAAGGCGTTGCTATAACCCAACCCGCTCACCACGGTATTTCCGCTGAGGTCTACCGCAAAGTTTCTGAAGTCGGATGC